TCCGGCTGTATCCGCCGCCGCCGCCGCCGCCCGCGCCGGGAATGGTCTTTCCCGAGAGGCCAGACCACGGGAAGCCAGTGACGCCCCAGAAGAAGTTCAGCCACAACGCCGTGAGTGAGGCTTTGTTACCCCCGCCACCCATGGCCCCGCCGCCGATGACTTCGACATAGCTGTCGGGCGATGACCAGTCAGACGGCACAGTCCATTGCGCAAAGCCAACGCCATCAAGGACGATGGTTTTCGCAGGGCGCGAACGCACATAGTTCGATTGATATGTGATGACAACGATGCCTTGGGCGCCCTTACCCCTGGTTCCGTCGCCGCCGCCCGCGCCGCCACCGCCGTAAATGCCGCCTTCACCACCGTAAGAAGTCGTGGTGGTTTCAAAGCCGCCGCCACCACCACCGCCGCCGCAACCATGACTCGCGTCAAAGGCCGTGTCGGAGCCACCGTTCCCGCCGAGCGAATTGGGCGTGTTGTAGCCTCCGCCCCCTCCGCCACCTAAAGTTCCATTGCCGCCGACCCCAGATCCTTGGTCGCCCACGCCGCCGCCCGTCCCGCCACTTCCTGAACCGCCGTTGCCGCCATATGTGGACCCGGCGCTTCCATTTGTGGCAAGGCCGCCGTTTGCGCCGCCTCCGCCGCCTCCATGCTGACGGCCGGACGATGGCCCCGAGCCATTCCCGCCATCGCGGCCCGCCCCGGATGGTCCCGCCGCGCCGCCTCCGCCGCCGCCGCCATCGCTGGTGTCGGTTCCGCCGTTGCCGCCTGAATAGACGATGTCGCCTATGCACGCCGATGATGCGCCGCCCGCAGCCCCCGCATTGCTCGTGGCCGTCTTGCCTCCCTTGGCGAGACAGCCCTGAGTTGTCAGCGTGGGCGCTGCGTTCGCCGACTTGTTCAGCCAGCTATCGCCGGTTGACGTCCCGACGTTCACATAAACTGTGCTTCCAGGCGTGAGTTCGAGATAAGCGGTCCGGGCATAGGCCCCGCCTCCACCTCCACCGGCAGAAGGGGAGGCAAACCCAAACGGGCGCCCATTCCCGCCCGCCCCGAGCGCCTCAACCTGTGCAGACATGCAATCGCTGGGGACTACCCATGTACTCGCACCAGCGGCGGTAATGAATACCTTGATTTGAGCCATGGTTATAGAGCCTGTCCGTTAGTAACGTGCAACTTTTATGGAGATCGAGAGGCGGGAAATCGAGGTAACGCTGTCAAGATTGAACCGAAGCACGTCGCCAGCCGAGATGTGTGTTGTCCATCCGGTCAGTGTTATGTTTGAGCACTTAGCGTCACTGGAGATTGTGGGTTTTGCGGATGCGCAGATAGTGTCCGCGATAGTCGGCGGGAAGTTCGCGAACGTGTCTTTCCAGATATCGATTACGCAACTACCGACTTGGTCCGCGAGAACCCAGACGCCAACAATAGTGCAATCGATATCAACTTTGAGTTCGCCCATTACGCCAGTCGGAAGAACCACGCCGCCATTGTCTTTTGCGAAGGTGAGTTCCGAAGTTGCCAGCAAATCAATGCGGCTATTCTCGGTTGCCGGGTTGAGCAGCTGAAACACCGAGCCGTCGAATTCGACGTTGAACACGCCACCGGCCAGGATGTCGCCCGGATCGAGGTCGTAGGAGCCGTATTTCTTGATGGCAACCGCGCCGACGCCGCACACGTTGATCGTTGCCGCCGCCGTGTTGTCGTAGGCTCCAAGCCCGTCAATGCGCATTCCGCCCGAGCCATATGCCGTAATCGTTGGGCCGATGGACGCTGTGAGGGCATTGGCCGTGCCGCCAGCGATCCCCGTCCAATTCCAGGCGTTCCCCTGTGTCGCCGTGGCGACCTGGGGAAGCTTCAGCGGGATGAACGGAGCATTTCCGCATGTATGGATGTCGGCGCTTGTGATCGTGGTCTGGCCCTGAGCGACTGTCACATAGAACGCCGGAACATAGCCGATGTCCGCGCCGGGCGTGGTCTGCGTCCCCGCCGGAGCCGCCATGCCGGGTTTAAGGTTGACCACGGCGTTTTGCGCGCGCCGCGTGTCCTGCTCAACGCCGGAGTCGGCTGGTCCTTCGAACGGATGCTCCGGGTCTGCCTGATTGTAGTAGGGCAGCAATACCGGAACGTCGCTGTCCTCAGAAAACCCGATCTGGATCAGGTAATTCTGCGCATAGCCGCTCGTTGTTGGAGGCGTGATCGTGAACATCAGCGTTTCGAGCAAGATGCCCATCTTCATGAGGGGCGTGCTGTCGGGAGCCAATGATGCGAATGAACTGTCGTCAACCACGTCAAGAGTGGTTATCGATCCCGGAGTGACTTGAACAACAAGACTCGCGGGAACGGTCGGAATGCAAGTGAAGCCGTCGATCAGCGTGTCTGTGCCGATGAAAGCTTCCATTAGTTTACCCAGCGCAATCATTGTGAAACGCTGAGTGTGCAGTAAGTCTGTATCGAGCGGCAATGCGCCCGCGTATACTATTGCTCTGTCCACAGATCACCTCATAAATCTTGGTGTATACTTTATGGTGATTAGGACGCTGTCACAGTTTGACTGCTCACGGGCACACGGACCGGGTTTCCAGACGTGATTGACTGCGCCCCGCCTGTGATTGCATGCGAGCAAATGCAGTTACCCGCCGTGCTGGCGTCGTATCCGCCCGTGTAGCTGATGGTCGCCGCGCCCGATGCGTTGCCGAAGTCAATCATGGTGGTATCGGACGATGAGCCACCGCTGGCTGTAGACATGAGGGTTGTGAAGGCGACGCGCCCGGCTGGCCGGATGGTCGATGTGACTTCAGAACCGGCACCCTGCGGATCGCCGTTGTAGAGCGCGTAATACCGGGTCGTGGCGCTGGGGAACGACGCCTTGCCGGTCATCCAGTTGACGAGGTAATCCTTGCTGTAGCCGCTCAGATCGCCGCTCGCGGTCACAGAGAGCTGGCCAGCCAGGATCTTGACCATGTTGCCCGCCGACACTGCGTTGCTGGTCACGGAGCGATACCAGAGCAGATTTCCGGCGGTCACAGCGTCATAGGCCGCCACGTAGGACACGGTCGCGCCCGCAAGCGCCGACGTGGTCCATGTGAGATCGGAGGCGTTCGACGATGATCCCGCGCCGCCCGTGCTGCTACTCATGGCGGACGAGATCGCGATGCGCGCCGAGCAGATCGTCAGCGTGACTTCCGAGCCCGCGCCGGACGGGTCGCCATTGAACAGCGCCAAGTACGTCGTTGCGCTGGCTGGCATGTTTGCCTTGCCGGTGATCCAGTCAACAAGCTTATTCTGTGAGTAAAGTGATAGATTTGCCATCGGCTCGCGCGCAATCACCCGCCCGTCAGTTAAGACAGGCGAGTGATTGCCCTTTCCCGTTTGTTTGATTAATTCGTGATTGTCTTGAGACTGGTCAGAACAACAATGCCGTTACCGCCTACGCCTGCCGTGGTGCCTGCGCCGCCGCCACCGCCGTAAGCGCCACCCGCGCCGCCGTTACCGCTGGAGCCACCGCCGCCGCCCGCGCCGCACCCGTGGGTTGCGTCAAACGCTGTATCGGAGCCACCTGCACCGCCCGCGCCGGACGGATACGCGCCACCGCCACCGCCGCCACTGGAGCCGGTTCCGCCCGCATGCGCAGCCGATGTGCCGCCCGAGCCTGCGCCGGTTCCGGCCGTGCCTGCGCCGCCTGCGCCGCCCGCGCCGGAGACAGCAACCGAGCCTGCGGTTGACGATCCTCCGTTCGCGCCGCCGCCACCGCCGCCGCCATACGTGGTGTGGCCCGTAGCGCCGTCCTTGCCCGTGCCCGATGGCCCGCCCGCGCCGCCACCGCCGCCATATCCGGAACCGCTGTATGCAGCGCCGCCGCCACCTGAGTAGGCAACGTCGCCGATGCATTTGGCAGCCAAGCCACCCGAAGACGCTGGGTTGTAGCCGATGCCACCGTCAGCCAAGCAGCCCTCAGACGCCGCCGTTGGCCAGTTGTTGCGGTTGACGTTGACCCAGGTGGAGTGACCTCCAACCCAACCGCCAAAGCCGCCGCCGACGCCGCTGTTTCCAGCGCCACCGACGCCGCCGCGACCACCGTTTGTAGAGCCGGTCGTTGATGCCGCGCCTGCGGTTGACGATCCTCCGTTCGCGCCGCCGCCGCCGCCGCCGCCCGCATTGTAATGGGATGCCGTGAGGCCGAACGTTCCCGCGCCGCCAGCTTGGCCAACGCCCGAAGGCCCGGCCGACCCACCGCCGCCGCCCGCGCCGCCTACGCCGCCAGAACTGTTAGTTCCCGCGCCACCCGCGCCGCCATCGTATTTCGTGTCGCCGATGCTGGTCGAGGCGAGGCCGCCCGCACCGCCCGTGTAATTGGACGCCGGACTTCCACCTTTAGCCAAGCAGCCATCGGATGTGCCTGTTGGCGCGCCGTTCGTGGCGTATCGCGCCCATGACTGCGTCCCGGCGCCGCCGACCGAGTAGTAAACCGTGCCGCCCGGAACGACTGTGACGCTGTTCGTGATCGAGTACGCGCCGCCGCCGCCGCCCGCGCCGCCGTTGATGGCTGAACTGCCCGTAGAGCCATTACCGCCGCCACCAAGACACTCAAACTGGATGGCCGTGACGCCAGCCGGGACAACGAAGTTCCCCGCTCCGGACGCGTAGAAGTGCTGCGCGCCGCTGTATGTCGCAACAATGAGACCAGCCGTGCCCGCACCAGCCGTGCCGCTGCCGGTCGAAGTGTTGCCACCTCGCCCGCCGCCACCGCCGCCATATCCGCCGCCAGTTCCGCCGTTGCCGCCGCCGCCGCCGTAGCCTGACCCGCCGCCGCCGCCGCCGCCTGAGCCGCAACCGTGGCTGCTGTCAAAAGTCGCGTCAGAACTGCCGACCCCGCCCGCGCTCTGGTTGCCTGCGCCGCCGCCGCCGCCACCGCCGCCCATCTGGCCAGCATATCCGGGCATGGCCGCAATCGGTGTTTGCCCGATGGACAGGTAAACCGTTGATCCTGGGGTAACCGGGATGTTGTTCGACCGGGCATAAGCCGCGCCGCCGCCAGCGTAGGCGCTACTGATGCCGTCCGAGCCTGCCCCGAGAGCCTCAACCTGGAGGCCCGTTGCCCCAGCCGGGACAGTCCATGTGGTCGTGGCGCCCGACGTGATGATCGTCGCTGTGCCGTAAGTCATGGCGATGGATGTATCGCCGCCGACCGCCCAATCACTCCCGATGAAGTCAGGAATGACGGCCGTCGCATTGCCGCCCGCAGTCATGGCGCTCGCGAGATTGCGGGTTACCTGGATATTGCCCGTTGCGTTGCCCGACGCCGCCCATCCGTTGATGACCAGGCGCTCGAAGGAGACGTTGACGGTCGTGTTTCCGGCCAATGTCCACGCGTTGGCCATATCCAGCGAAGACGCCAGTGTTGCGCTTGCATTGCCCTGCGGCGTCCATGCAGCCGACAGCAGGCGCTCCACATCGAGGCCCGCAGTTGCGTTGCCCTGTGCGCCCCATGCAACAGCCGGGCTCCACGAGGTCTGGACGCTGGCGCTGACGTTGCCAATCGCTGACCAATCGCCCTGGGGGAGGTTGCCTGCGCCGATGTTGACATAAACGTCCGTGCCAGCCGACCAAGAGACCGCGAACAGGTTGCCGACCAGCATGGTGAGGGAAGCACTTCCGCCCGCCGTCCAGCCAGCCGCAAAGCTGCGCGTGGTCTGAATGGTGATCAAGGAGTCCAGCCGAGACGCCCAGTTGCACGGCAGTTCAATGTTCCGTAGCGCCGCCGAACTGAGGATGTTCACCCAGCAACGGACGCCCGCAGGAGCAACGTTGACCACGGTGTCATGAATGGTTGCGTCTTCGATGGCCCCGATGGAGTCTTCAATGCGCGCATACTGGCTGCGCCCGACGCCATAGCCACCGATTACCCCGGAATATCCGTTAATTCCGGGCACACTGGTGACGTTGAGTGGCCTGTAAACCGTGATGAACGCCTGCGATGGGTATTGCAGCGAGGCATAGGCCCCCGCGTAGTTGTAACCGCCCCGGCCCGTCGAATAGCCGCCGCCGTTCGCGGGCTTGGCCGGTTCCCAGATGCGCGCGTCGAACGTGGTGAGGTCGAGAAGCGCCTTCTTCATCCCAGCCAAGGTTGCTCGCTCGCGGAAAATCTCCGCCAGGATGCGCCGCCGAAAGCTGCCGTCCGTTTCATTGCGGTTGCGCCGGATGCGCCGGCCAAAAAAGTCAGCCGCGATCATGTCGAGGTTAGCGCCGGTCGCCGTCCGGATGCGCGTCTGTAGATGCACGTCGTCAAGCTGGCCTGTGATATCCGCCGCGCCCACAGCAGCGCCGGAAAGCACCGCGTCAATGATTGGCGTGTCGGCATAGCCGAACCACTTCGGCGCCACGGCTTTGAGCCGAGCGAGGATTTCCGTCGCCGTCGTCATGTCGGGAAACCCTCAGTTGACTGTAACAGCCGATGTTTTTATGACTTGACGAGGCGTAACTGAAATATCAGACATGCCGTTATTCAGAGACAGGTCAGTAACGTTCTTGACGCCGTTTGAAGCATCAAATGCAACCTGAGAAAGCTTGTTGAAATACAGACTATTCCCGAGCGTGAGGCCGTTGACGTGTGCCGCTATGGCCGTGCCAACACTTGCCTTGACCGCGTTAGCGTCATAGCCCGCCTTGATTTCGAGCGTCATATCAATGTAGACATTGACAATTTCCGGCTTGAATACGCCGTATGTAATCCCGAGAGGTCGAACGCGCTCAACCGCCTTGGACGCGGCGGTTAAAATGTCGTCAGATGGCGCGCCTGAGCCGTCGTCTACCACGACATAGAAGTATCCCTCACGCGCCACGCCGGACGGGGTCTTGTTCTCCGTGATCGTGTAGCTGATGCCGAGCCGCATCTTGTCGATGGCTTCACCGACAGCGGGTGGTGTTGCTTTGGAAAACGACGCAACGTAGAGATGGAACCGCTCCCGGTATTGCTCGTCAGTCTCCGCGTCCGCCCCGCCCGTGATCGCTTCGTCGTTGGCCACGCTATCGATGCCGGGCATTGCGCCGAATATCGTTGTGATGGCGCCAGTGACCACGTTGGCCGCTGATCCGGCTGTCTGCGCCTGGATAGGGACTGTGATGTCTGCGATGGAGGGGGCGATGGTGTATCCGCCGAGTGCGACGCTATATGTGGGTTTAGTCGTGTCCGCGAGTACCGTATATCGTTGCGCCCGGTCCTGCGTCATGACGATCGCGCCGGTTGGGACGAAGCCCGCCGCAGTTGGCGTGAGGCGTGAGAATGTCACGAAGCCCGCAGCGGTCCCGGCCCCGAGCCGCTCGAAGTTGTAATCCGCCATCCAGCTATCGAGGTCCGGCCCGACCGATGTTGAGGCCCGCGTCAGGGACAGCACGTAGAGCACGAGGCTTTCCAGCCAAAGGACGATGGCCGCGTTGCTCTCAATGACAGCCCGGAGGATCGAGCCCTTCGTGAAGTTGAGGAGATTGGACGCACGCGCCTGTATAGCAGCGGCTTGGTCTTGCACCAGCCGCTTGAAGTTCTTCAACTGTAAAGCCATGGATGCGCGCCCTATAGTGAATAGTCGAATTGGAGCACTTCTTGCGCGCCCGTGTCAGCGTTCCAGAAAGTAATGTGGCAATACAGCCCGGATGTGATCTTGCTTATTTCAATCTGCGGCAGAGGATTGCGTGCGACCGCCCGTTCCATCATGATTTGAGCGCGGACCGTAGCCCGAACCGAGGCCGGATCGAGAGGTGAGCCGATCATTTGCGGGACGCCCGCGCCGTATTCCGGGTGCCAGATGTAGCCGTGGCGCGCGGTCATGAGACGGCGGAGAATTCGTTGCCGTGTGAGGTCTGAGCCGTCAACAAGCGCAAGGTCGCCAGTGGCGGAGACAGCAAGGTCTCCACCCCACAGATGGTCTATGTCCACGGTTGCTTCCTCGCGAGGTGAATTTAGCTGACGATAGTTGTGGGCATACCAATGATATTGATTGGGCCGGTTGAAGTAATATTCATCTCACCAACGCTACTGATGTCAAGAGTACTGTCAGACTTCAGCGTTGTTGCGCCCTTGGCTTCGATGTCAAGCTTGCCGTCAGTCTTTATCGTGGTGTCGCCTTTAATGGTGATGTCAAGCTTGCCCTCAGTGACATTGAACTGCGTGTCGTTCTTAGCCTCAATCACCATTTTGCCGTCTTTGGTCAGCAAAATCCTATGGCCGAACTTGGTGATGATCATCACCTCGCCACTCTCAACCCTGGGAGGCTTGGCCTTGTCGCTGAACAACCGCTGCTTGATGATGGGCGTGTTGTGGTCGCCGTTCTGAAACTCCACGGATAGCTGATCGCCGATGCATGGGCCGACCACGACGCCGAAGCCATCCCCCACACCGAGTGTCCCAACAGGCACCCAGCCGGTTTCCACGTCGTGCGGGTGGAGCGTGCCTTTCACCGCGTGGCGGTCCGGATCGTAGCTCGTGACGGACATGACAGCGCCGTGCTGGCGTTGGGCCGCCGCTGCGGCTTCTCGCCGGATCATTTCCAGCAACTCTGCTGTGGCAATCATTTCGCGTCCTCAATGGCTTTGGTGCCGTCAGCCCAAGCTTTTTCCGCGTCCGCCTTGGACGTGCTGGAGCCGGAGCCGCCCTTCTTGCCGCGCCCCTTCTTGGGAGCCTTGTTGCTGATGGTCATATCGAAAGCGCCGTCGTCATGAATGGAAAACTCGATGTGATCAATCGCGTATTCCTGATCGAAAGCCGTCTCGGTTCCCGTCAGCAAGATTTTCTGCGTCACGTCAATGTCGAGATCGCCGGGCATGTTCACGGTTATCGACATCTCGTGGCGGATCACGTCCTTCAGCTTTGACTTGGCGACCTTCTCACACTGCGCCTGATCGAGCATCGGGATTTGGTGTTGGTATTCGAGCGCTTCTGAACCGCCGCCAGCCGCCTCTTCTTCGTGCTCGTAGGTCTTGGCGTCTTTCGGATGCCAGGACTTCACCTTGACCTTGGCCGTCTTTGACGCGCGGAGATTGCGTTTTGCTTTGAGGCTGACGAAGTTGGCGGACATGTATTCAAATTCAGACGGGGGGCGATAGTGTATCTCGTACACATCGCCGTCGATATCCTTCGGTTCGAAGTGAAGCTCGTCACCCTGGACATACCAGCGGCAACCTTCGCGCTCAGCCAGGGCGGACAGCGTCTCAAAGTCCGTGGCGTTCAAAGCAAGGTGCGCGGTGTCCTGGTTGTATTCCTTGCCCGCGTCGTCGTCCGTTGTGTCGATTACTGGCGTCAGGCCGTTGTCAGAGGCGATTTGCGAAACGATGTCGCTGGCCTTCTGGTTGTTGAATTTCTGATTGCGGCGTTTTTCACTCAATTTCGCGGACTTGTCGCGGCCTGTGACAGTCACCGTCCGGCTGACGAAATCAATATCGATCTCGTCGGCCTGCCCGGTGATCATCACGCGTTCGCCGCCCGTGCCATCCACCGTGAAAATCACATCGGCGGGCATGTCGTCTTGCTCGGACCACCATGCCGCGTCGAAACCTTCGCCCTCTGAATAGCCGAGCGAGATTTCCGCGTTGAAGGTGTCGCTGTTCCGGGTCGATGAGTTGGTGACCGATGCGGATGAACAGAGTAGCCGCACGCCCTCCAACACAAGATAGGCGCGCGGTTTGCGCACCATCGATGTTTCGAAAGCCAACTCATGCCCCCAATATTCCGTTTGCCTGCAACTTGGTGTTCGTCGGCGGGATGGCCAATTCGAGCATCACGTTAGCAGGCAACCACGGGTCAGGCCCGAGCCCGTTCAGCGCGGCGATGCGTGTCCACTGAAGCGGGTCGCCAAGGTGGGCGAGAGCCAAGTCAAAGAGGTTGCCGCCGCAGACGATGACCTTTCGGAGCGTCTGCGGCGCCGGAATTTGGACGTTTGCTGACATGTCTTAGCCTGGATCGTTGTCTATGTTGACGATGGCCCGCCCGACATAGGCCGAGCCGTCCAGCAAGGATGACTGCCGGGACATGGCCGCCAGCGTGGAGGCCAGACCAGCCGCGCCGGTTTCCAGAGGGTCAGCGCCGTAGGGGTCGCCCATGATCGCCGCGTCGGTGAGATCGATCGCGGAGTCAATCGCCCGGTTCAGCGTGTGCGCCGCCGTCTTCACGGGAGCCAAGGCCGAAAGCGAGGCCCCAGCCAGAGGAGTCACGCTGATTGCGGTGTTGATCCCGTAGGATGCGGCGTCGATTACATCGCTCAGCCCCGCGAGCGCGCCGAGCCCTACGGATAGATCGCCGCCCACAAGATCATCGAGAGCGCCGAAGATATCCAGGAAGTCTAGGCCCTGGGAGTTGTCTTCAAGGATAAACAGAGTAATTTCATAGTCCACCTCGTATGCTCTACGAATGATGAACTTGAACTGAGATATAACTACTGTGTAACTTAGTCCAAGCACTTCGAGATCATGCGGCAACCCTTCACGCCGCATGGCGTCTATTTGCTGCGCCCGTCCAAGAGCGGAGTTGGAACGGAAACGCCCCTTCCAACTTGGATCATCATCGTCCGGCCCTTGCGCGTCGAAGATGCGGACGCCACCGGGGAGCTTGTGAGCCTTCCCGGCCTGCTTGCCGCCGAGTGGAACTTCTTCGGGGAGTTCCCACTCTTCGAAGACTATTCCACCGAGAGTGAGAACCGCCATCAGACCGCCACTCCCGTTTGTGCCGAAGGACTAGCCCAAGTTCCTCTATTATCTTGCGGCCCAACGCTGGACTGATACCGCATCGCATCCACCTGCCTTTGCGTGACCGACTGGGCCACCTTCCGCCCGTCCAGCATGCTCACCACAGTCGTGTTGACCGTGACAGTCTGTGGCCTTGGCTGGCGCGTCGTGACGCCATCCACCGGGCTAATCTGCTGCCTTGGCGTGGTGTTGAGCACGTTCGTCACAGACTGTTGCTGTTGCCGGGGCATTTCCGGGACAACGACCGACGCCGGTTGCTTCCCCTGGGTGATGTAGGAGACGTTCGTCACCTTCGGAGCAACCTGCGGGATTTCAGGGACCACCTTCACCTGTGGAGATGCAACTTTGACCGGAGACGCCTGGGTTTTGTTGACCACGTTGACGATTGAGGCAGGCGCTTGCGGAACCTTCACGGGCGCCACAGGCTGCTTATCGCGATACGCCACGGGCAGAACCTGCGGCGCAACAATGGGCGGACGTGGTGCAAACGGCACGACATTCGTGATCTTCGGCACGGAGGGCGCCGCTGGCGTCACCGCCTGCTTGGTCACATTCGATACGTTCGTGACCTTGGGCATAACGGGAGCCACCTGCGGAACGAAGCTGGCTTTCGTCACGTTCGGCACTGCCGGGGCGACCGGGGCGGACTGTTGTTGGACCCCAGCCGCAGGCGCAGCCGGAGCCGGAGCCGCCGCCCCGAACGGGTTGAGGCTGGCCAGCGCCGCCGAAATCTTCGCGCCAATTCCCGAGATTGCGCTAGAAATTGCCCCCGCTACCTGACCAGGAAGCGATTGGATGGCGCTGATAAACTCAGCCCCAATGCTTTTGATGGCGTTCCCTGCCTGAGTGCCAATATCCTTCGTCCACGCCCAAGCGCCTTTCACCGCCTCCCAAGTCTGCGCCCCTGCCGATGATATGGCTGCGGCGACAATCGCTGGTCCAGTCTTCGCCAGTTCAATCCCAAGCTTGGCGAGTTCCTTGCCGACGCCCCACACGATTTGCGGGACCGCCTTCGCAATCTCCCACGCCAGGACGGCGCCAATTTTGACTAGCCCCACAGCAAGCGGCCCGGCAATCTTGGCAAAGCCAGCAACAAT